AAGAAAAATCCCCGCATCTTTTTTGCCCGTTTTTAAGCAAAAAATCTTCTACCTTAACAAACCCTCTCATGTTAAACTTATAAAGCAATAGCAGGGCTACGGCCATATTACCGTTAAATGATCTGCGGTAGGCTTTCACAAAACTTCCGCAACAAGAGCAAATATATCCGGCATTAATGTCGTTCATTGGTGGTTTATTTTTCGTTACAAACAATTTGCATATCCTTTTTACTCCCAGCGGTTATTATAGCTAATTCATTTACTTCTGCCACATGAAATGCCACCTTTGCCGGAACCCATACCAAAGCCGCCCCTACCTGCATCCAATAGCTGCCGTCCTCTGAATTTAAAAATAGCCGTACTGTCATTTTTGCTTTTTTAAGTACTCTTTAAAATCGGCTCTTATTTGCGGTTCAAATGATTTATTCATTTTAAGAAACATTCCAAACCCCACAATTTCATTTTCCGTGTACTCGTCTATCAGCCTTTTAGCTTCGGCTAAATTGTCGGAAGTGGCCGCATCAAGGATGCCTCTTATTAGTTTTGTTTTTTCAGTCATTGGTAAGTTGGTTATTTTAAACGTATTACGACTATTTTATCTTCCGAAATTGTTTTTATTGTAAATATCCTCCCGGCTATTTCTTTTGTATAGTTACGGCGGTGCTTGATGGCATTATATATGCTTTGTTTTTTAGATGGGTGTGCCTCAAACATTTCCCCTACTTCCAATTCCGTTATTGGAAATTTGGCTCTTTTTTGCCCTCTTGGTTGGTGAGTTAAATACTCTTCTGGTGCTTTTTTAATTTTGTATTCCATTGTTTGTGTTTTTAATCTTCTTCGCTTTCTGTTTCAGGTTTATCAAATGCCCCGGCTTTTCGTGCTTGTTCTACAAGTTTGTCAAAGTCCGGGAATGTTTTTTTTGCTTCTTCTATGATTGTTTTATTTGCGGCGGTCAGGTTATCGCCCTTGACAATGCGCTTAAAAACCCGGTTGTATTGGCTTAACGGCTTATCCCATTTGGCTTTAAAATCGTCAATAGATTTTATGTTAAAAGTGAATGTTAGGTACGGCGAATATTCTACTAAATTGTTTTTGCGGAACGACCAACTTGCTTGTTCAAATATTACTTCCGGGTCAGGCGGCGGCAAGTGCTTTAAGTAATTGCTTTGCCCGTAAGTATAGTATTCGGTCATGGTAGCAACGTCCTGTTTGTAGGCTTTTAGTAGTTGCGGCGTTTTTTCGACAAAGATTTCTTTCAGCATACAATCTTCCCGGCTAATGTAGGTAAGGATTGCTTTTGGTACGTCTTTGTTTGCTATTAAGTAGTGCAATGCCTGAAAGTCATGCCCCCGGCGGGGTTTGCCATTACTATTGATTAATTGAAATACAAATCCGGAAACGCTTTTACATTCAAGTACGTATTCCATTGCGGGCTGATAGGAAAATAAGTTTTTAAAATGCGGCAAAATATAGTCCACCATATAGGTAACAAATTCACTTGTTTCTGTTTTTGTAAATGAGAATAGTCTTTTTAATCTTTCTGCTTCATCTTTCGCAAAATCCCAATCAATAACACCCCCGGCAATAAAGTCAAGCCTACCCGATACCTTCAATAACCCCGGCAGTTCCACCCTACCCGACAACTGCTTTTCTTTTACAATACCACAACCCGTAAGTATTAAGCCGACAATATCTTCAAAGAATTTACCTGCAAGCATTTTTAGTTTTGCTCTTGGGTTAAATGGATTTGAAAAAGGATGGGCAAACATTTTTAAGTACCGATCACGAAACGATTGCCCGATTTCTGACCCGTATATGTAATCACGTTTTATAAGAGGTTTATCGGGCAATGACCTCACAGCCTCACCCCACAAACTTTCCAAATCCCATTCAATACCTAATATCTTACTTTGCGATTTTCTCATTGGTGGTAAGTGGTTTTGGTTTAAGCCGAAAAATTGCAGTTAAACTTGATTTGCTATATAAATCGTCAAGCTTTCTAAGGTATGTAATCCAAACTTCGTTTAAGTGTTGATAATTATGTACAACAGCTATTTTATATTTATCCCCTAAACAATCCGTTTTTGCGTTGTGTTCCACATTATACCCTGCTTTCATATACTTGTTTTTAATTAGTTTCAACCGCTGCGATCTCAACCGCTGTCTGCCGGAGTGATTCTGATACCGCTACGTAGCTGATGCGGGTGCGGGATTCTTCGATGGGGGCGAATTTTGATGCGTGACCTAAATAAAAATGTTTTGCACTTTTTATCCTGCCGCCACAAAGACAAACTCCTGTCGGGGTGTCGCTGTCTGGCTTCGGGAACTCTAAACACGAAATTTTCCAATCACCGCATTTAGCACACTGTTCAATCAAAGACACTGTATAGTGTTCGCCTTTTATCACAATTCCTGGAATGGTAGCACCTATTCTCACCACCTTTTGACCAATTCTAAACGGGGGAGTGTTCATGTTAGTTGTTTTATTATTTTCCATCATTTATTTCTTTTTCAAACTTTCTTTTTAATGCCTCGTACAGTTGCCTTTCTTTAATAGCGTCTTTTTCTGCCTTTAATTTAGCTTCAGCTATTTGGCGTTTCTTTTTTGAATTTTCTTCATAAATTCTAACGTTAAACTCGTCATCCGTTTCCATTCTGTACGCTTTTATGCGTATTATGGTAGAACATTCACCATACCAACCGCTTTCTGTTTGTACGTCAAATTGAAAATCAAAAAGATTAGGGTTTGAATCAATATATGATTGAAGCTTTTTAATAGTTTCACTTAATTTGCCATCTAAATCATACCCGCTTAAAGTAGCTAAAAGAACTTCTATTTTTAATTTTTTACTCATGTTAAATATTTTTTTCAAAACAAGCAGCCCATAGACATAGGCCGCCGTAAACCTTATCCTTATGACGACCCAAAAATAAAACTATTTTTCTAACTACCAAATTTATTTTACAAAATTTATTTTGGTTGTTTACAGCCCCTTTGTTACTTTTACGGCAAAACGTATATAAATGGAAAAAGAAAACACGGTTGCCGATGTACGTGACCAGATTATAAAAAAAATAAAAGATGAAGGCCGGATGATTGCATGGCTTTATAAAAAAACAAAAATACCATATGGTACGTTGTACGGATGCCTTGTAAAAAAGCAATTTTCATTATCAAAAGAAAACCTTGACCTGATTAACGAGGCACTCAATACTGACTTTACTCATGCCGAGTAAGGTCTTTTTAATTTATACCATGAAAAGAGTTGTTTGTTTTTTTGACGGCTGTTGTGAGCCTAAAAATCCGGGCGGCGCAATGGGAACAGGTAGTATTGTAAAAGTTGATGGCGACATTGTATTTTCAAAATCTTCATTTTATTCAGCCGTACCAACTAATACTAATAACATATCTGAATACATTGCATTTGGTTTGGTTTTAAAATATATTTTAGACAATAATTTAGATGGGGAAGATGTTACAATAATGGGGGATAGTCAATTAGTGGTTAATCAAATGGGGGGATCATGGGGTATTAAAGAAGGGGCTTACAAAAAGTATGCTTTTAGGTGTAAAGAACTGTTGAAATTATTTAAAAAAAAGCCTACAATATTTTGGATAAAGCGAGATCAAAATGAAGAAGCTGACCAACTAAGCAAGTCTGAATTATCGGTACATGATGTAGCTATAAAGACACATTCCGATAAAGAAAATACTATTTCTTTTGGTAAATATTCAGGGCAGCAAGTTTGTCAAATTAACGACTTGCAATACCTACAATGGGCTTTAAAAACGGTCAAATTAAAGCCTAAAATGAGGGGATTAATTCAGTCAAGAATATCCTATTTAAGCAAATAATACAACCATTTTTAAGTATGGCAAGAGGCTGGATTAAGTTATACCGAAGCAGTTTTGAGAACAAATTGTACTTCGCCGAACCATTTACAAAGTGGCAAGCATGGACTGATTTAATCCTTTTAGCGAACCATAAGGACGGGTTTTACTTTAAGAATGGACGCAAGGTTTTAGTCCCAAGAGGGTCGGTTGGCCGGTCAGGGAAGGAATTAGCCCAAAGATGGGGGTGGAGTATCAACAAGGTTTTCAGATTTTTGCATTTTTTGAATATGCCGGACGTTAGGCAGGTGAATTTGCAGAAAAACAACGTAACTACTTTAATTACAATACTTAATTACGATAAATACCAAAAAGGCGAATACGCAGAATGGAACGCAGACGAAGATACAGACGGAACGCAGACGGAAACATACAAGAATGTAAAAGAATCTTTAGTTAGACTAAATAGCGAAAAATTTTTAAAAAATGGAACGCAGGTTACGACCAACGGAAATCAGGGTTCAGGGGAAGATTTATACGCTGGACGATATGGAGCAAGTTTGCCCGGCAAACAGTCCGGTAAAAAAAATGATACTGGCGGCAAGGGCTGACGGGGATTGTTTTTGGGAACTGGCGGCAGACCCGCAAAAAGGGCAAGAGTTTACCGACTTGATTACGATTCGGGTTTCAGCCATAACAGGATGCGAATTACGGGCTACCCCCCTTTTTGATAAAGTGCTGTCGGACGAAGTTGGGCTAATGCTTGCTGATTTCTATTTGGATGATTTGACTATTTCAGAAATATGTTTGGCAGTTAGGCTTAATTCGTGGCCGCTTATAAAGTACCCCGGCGGAAAGGATATTGAGAAAGTCCCAATACCTCAAAAACTTAACGTTGATTTTTTAATGAAGATTTTGTACAACTACAAAATACTTCGGGATTACATGGAAAAAGAATTTGCAAATAAGTTGGCTGGCTTTTAATCTGAATGGAAATGGACTTAACACACTTACAAGATATTTCAGGGCTTCAGTTTATGCCCGTTAGGTTAAACAAGCAGCCGATTGTGAAAGGCTGGCAAACTTCGACAGAAAGGCACAACCTTTCAAATTGCGAAGCGGTTGGCTTAGTATGCGGCACACCAAGCGGCGGTATAGAGGTGATTGATGTTGATGAAAAGTATTCCTTGGATGGCAAACTTTTTGAGCGATACAAGACGGCTATTCATTTGGCTGATAAAAATCTTCTTAAAAAACTTGTAGTACAAAAAACAAAAAGCGGCGGCTATCACTTGATTTATCGTTGTCAAAAAATTTCTGGGAATTTAAAACTTGCGAACAGGCCAACTACGGACGAAGAAAAAAAATTTACTTACGAGGAAACGTATAAGGCTGAATTAGCGGCAAGCAAAACTGATGAAGATGCTCGTAAGAAAGCACAAAAGGCTTCAGACAACGACAAGGTTAGGGTATTGCTTGAAACAAGAGGCGAGGGCGGCTATGTGATGTGTACGCCAACCGAAGGATACGAATTAGTCCACGGCGACTATTATTCGATTTCAGAAATTAACGAAGAAGAAAGGGAAACGCTTTTGAATACTGCCCGGCAGTTTAACGAGGTTATTGAAGAAGTTTATGTGCCACAAAAAAAATCATTAGCAAAAATTCAGGGGCTTACACCTTTCGATGATTACAACCAAAGGGGCGATGTAGTTGGGTTGCTCGAAGGTCATGGGTGGCGAGTAGTTGGCAGGAAAGGTGCTAAAACAATTTTTTTGCGTCCCGGACAAACTTCGGCACAAAGCAGCGGCAACTACGACAGCGACAGGAATTGGTTTAGTGTGTTTACCACAAGCACCGAATTTGAACCAACGAAAGCATACCGACCATGTTACGTTTTTGCATTGCTTGAATGTAATGGCGACTTTACTGCTGCTGCGAAAAAACTTGCTGAATTAGGATACGGCGAAAAGTTGGAAGCAAAACCAGAAAGAGAAAGCACACGAAAAATACAATCAAGGGTTGAAGTGGATAACGAAGATTACTCTTGTTTTGCTGTACCCAATGATTACGATGAATACTTGCGGCAGGTGCGAAGCGGTAATTTGCAAATGGGGTTAACTACGGGCATACCTTCACTTGACGAGCATTTTCTTTTTAAGCATGGCAACCTTGTGATGAATAACGGGATTGACAATACGGGGAAATCGGTAGTGTCATGGTACTTATCGCTACTTGCGGCAATGTACCACGGGTGGAAGGGGATTATTTTTTCTGCTGAAAATACAATCGGATCGTTCATGCGGAAAATGATTCAGTTTTATTGGGGGCAACCGTTGGCTAATTTGTCGCAGCAAGATTTTGACGATGCCAAAGCGTTTATTGAAAAACATTTTTTACTGATTAAAGCCGAAGAAGAACTTTACAACTACAAGGACATTATCAACATGGTTAAGAAGGCTAACAAACGAATGAAATACGACTATGCCATGATTGACCCGTACAACGCTTTAAAAATTGATCTTAGCGGATTCAGCAAGTTGAACACACACGAATATCACTACGAAGCAATCAGCGAAATAAAAGCCTTTGGACAAAAAAATGATTTTGGGTGGGTAGTAAACCTTCATGCCGTCACAAGTGCCGCAAGAGCAAAAGACGGAGATAGGAAGTACCCACTTGCCCCACGCAAGGAAGATACCGAAGGCGGTCAAAAATTTCCAAATAAGGCTGACGACTTTTTTACAACCCACAGGTTAGTGTCGCATCCTACGGATTGGATGGTAACCGAAATTCATGTAAGAAAAATCAAGGATACTGAAACAGGTGGTAGGCCGACTACTCTTGACAGTCCGGTTAAGTTGGAAATGTATGCAAAGGGATGTGCCTTTAGGGAACGGAACGAATTATCTGCCTTTCAGGTTGACCCGATAGAAAGCTGGCACAAAGCAAAAGGAACACTACGGGATAAGCCGCAAACAAAAACTATCACCTATCAGCCAAGTATGGATTGGGAGAAAAGAAATGCTCATTTGCCGTACAAGGACGATGCAGGAACAGAAATAGGATTTTGATGAAACCGATTGTGCGAAATATTCAGAATGGGGATTTTTATTCGTGGGACGGCGAACGGTTTGAAAATGTCAGGACGGGGCAATCGGGTGTGGTGGATGATGAAACGGCAAGAAAAGTTTTTAGGTTCAATCCGGCGGCAACGGAACTTTTTAACGAGTACCCGATTTTGGGGGAATTTGTAAAACGGCTAAATCTTAAAGCTGATGAAGTGGGTAGTTTGTGAAAACAAGATTAGCGGCGAATTGATCGTTATGCACCGCCGGATGCGGGAAGCCGTACTGACCGCTTGCCGGTACGAAGGCCGTCAACCCGAAAGCCGGGTAGTGGCAGTTTTCAAAACAGAACTTGAGGCCGAACTTTGGGTAGCCGAAATTGAGGACGTAAACGACCTGCTTGACCAAATCTTCAAAAACGGCTTACCCTGACCGCCGGGGTGGGCTGAAATGGCGGCAAATAGCCCTGTGGTTAAATTTAAAGCCAGTGGCGGCACTTTCGGAACAATAGGCGAAGCGAACTATATTTTTTGAGATATGCCCGTAATGGGCTTAAAAACGGCCTTACGATTGATTTTAAAAACCCGCAAAAAACCGCAAACATGAAATTATCTGAAAATTGGAGTATTAGCTACGACACCTACAACGTAGTATTAGAGTGCCGGGAAACCCGTACAAAGGTAGATAAAAGTGGCGAAAATAAAGACTATGAAAGCGTAGAATCTTTTTATTACCCAACCCTAAAACAAGCCCTCAAATCCTACCTGCAAAAGTCGCTGAAAAAATCCGAAAGCATTGACGAAGTATTGCGCCGTATTGATGCCGTAGAAGCACAAATAGAGGCACTAAACACAGCCGCCGAAAATAAAAATTAGAAATAAATTTTTTGCAAAAAGAAAAATATTGCTAACTTTGGGCCGTACCTGCTGCGGGAAATTAAATAAACAGTAAACAAATAATCATGCAAAAACAAACCTACTCCTGCGGCAAC